AAAAGGAGAAATTATGAAATCGCAGAAAAATATCTTAAAATCCATTGAAGGTCTGTCCGATATAGAACTATTTGTTATTGATCTCTTTTGTGGCGCCGGCGGTTTGTCCGAAGGTGTGGAAGAAGCACGATTGGATGGAAATAGATGTGGAAAGGTTGTTTGCTGTGTGAACCATGACAAGAATGCCATCCTTTCACATGATGCCAATATCCCTGATGCACTTCACTTTATTGAGGATATCCGTACACTGGAACTTTCCCCGATAAGCACTATTGTAGAACGTATCCGTCAGCTATACCCTGATGCCATGATAATGCTTCATGCTTCTTTGGAGTGTACCAACTTCTCGAAAGCCAAAGGCGGTCAGCCGAGAGATGCCGACAGCCGAACGTTGGCAGAACATCTCTTCCGTTATATTGATGTTATAGACCCTGACTACATTCAGATTGAAAATGTAGAAGAGTTTATGTCATGGGGAGATATGGATGAGAATGGGAAACCTATCAGCATGGACAAAGGCCGGCTTTATCAAAAGTGGGTGCGCAATGTCAAGAAGTACGGTTACAACTTTGAGCACCGCATCTTAAATGCTGCCGACTTCGGTGCCTACACCACAAGAAAACGCTTCTTCGGCATCTTTGCTAAAAAGAACTTGCCGATAGTATTCCCAGAACCGACCCACTGTAAAGGTGGTAGGCAAGATATGTTCTCGCGGCTGGAGAAGTGGAAGCCGGTAAAAGATGTGCTTGATTTCTCTGATGAAGGAACTACCATCTTCAGGGAAAAGCCTCTTGCAGAGAAAACGCTTGAACGTATCTATGCTGGACTTATCAAGTTTGTAGCCGGAGGAAAGGATGCTTTCCTTTCCCGTTACAATACGGTTCGCCCTCAAGACACATGCAAATCAGTTGATGAACCATGCGGAGTGTTGACTACTGAAAACCGCTTTGCAAAGGTACAGGTAAGTTTCCTCTCCAAACAGTTCAGCGGACATCCCGAAAGCAAGAATGTGTCCGTAGAAGAACCGGCAGGTGCAATCACCTGCAAAGACCACCATGTTTTTGTCTCTGCTTATTATGGAAATGGACATAATCATTCGGTAGACCTTCCAGCTCCAACGGTCACAACGAAGGACAGGATGGCTTTAATTGAAAGCCGATTTATGTGTTCTTATAACTTTAAGGATACAGGAAAGGATATTAATCAGCCTTGTCCTACACTTCTGACTAAAGACAGACTTTCCCTTGTATCTCCATTTTTTATGAATCAATATTCTGGAGGTGGTCAGGTGTCTGATATAAACTCGCCATGCCCCGCTGTTACCACAACACCGAAACAAAACTTGGTAACATGCCAGCCGTGGATAATGAATACTGCATTCTCAAATGTAGGTAGCAGTATAGAGGAACCCTCCCAGACCATTACCGCAAACAGGAAATGGCACTATCTGATGAATCCACAGTTCAACAGTGCTGGCGGCTCTGTTGATAGCCCCTGCTTCACATTAATAGCCCGCATGGATAAGATGCCGCCCTATCTGGTAGCAACAGAAAGCGGTCAGGTAGCGATTGAAATCTACGACAATGATAGTCCTATGACCGTGAAGATAAAGGAGTTCATGGCACTGTATGGCATAGTGGATATTAAAATGCGGATGCTTCGCATTCCGGAACTCAAAAAGATTATGGGATTCCCTGAAGATTATGTTTTAATAGGCACACAAGCTGACCAAAAGAAATTTATCGGGAATGCGGTGGAGGTTACACAAGCGAGAAAAAATACTGAAGCACTTTGCAAAGTATTGAGAAAGTTGAGATTGAAGAAATCAAAAGAAATAGCTTAATGGAAAATGGAAAACTTATATTAGATGCCTGTTGTGGCAGTAGAATGTTTTGGTTTGACAAATATAATCCTCTTGCCTTATTTGTTGACAAACGTTCGGAAACACTTACGGCCAAGGACAGGGGTAAGACAAGAATCATAGAAATAAAGCCGGATGTAATAGCCGATTTCACCAACCTTCCATTTGAAGACAATTCTTTCTACATGGTGGTGTTCGACCCACCGCACCTGAAAACACTTGGTGCAACCTCATGGATGGCTAAAAAGTACGGAAAACTGCCGAAAGACTGGCAGTCACTCATACACGATGGATTTACTGAGTGTATGCGCGTCTTGAAGCCTTACGGCACTCTTGTATTCAAATGGAACGAGAGTGAAATAAAAACAGTGGATGTATTGTCTGTTATCCCTTTTAAACCTCTATTTGGGCATACCACTGGAAGACAGAGCAAGACAATATGGATGTGTTTTATGAAACTGCCAATTAATTCATAACGATATAGAAAGGAGGTAAACCGAGCCTCTGAAAATCGGTAGTTGTTCTTTGACGTATTGGATTTACCGATTAATTTTTTAGTTAAAATGTGACTTTATGGTTAATAATGTGCATAATCTTGGAAACAAAACATTTAATTTACTGTTTTATTTTTATATTTGCATTATAATTTAAATATGGAGGTAATATGTGCATATTAAAAGAAGTGGGACGTTTTATTAAAAATGGAGCTTCTACATTTCGTGATGCCTCTCAAGGGCATTATAAGCAGAACTCCGAAGCTATTTCTGAAATTAGGAAAGAAATTCTAGAAAAAGACAGAAATAGGAATGATGATAAGAGAAATCTTATGGAAGACAGAAAAAATATTGAAGGGGATGTACGCAGATCTTTCAATGAAATTGCATTAAAAAATGGGTAAACAAGAACTAAAACAGCGAGAAACACAAGTTGCAACAGGCGATGGAGTTGGAAAACAATTAGAGCAGACTTTTACTGTTGATGACAATTGCCTACCTTCACCTCAAGAATTAGCTGCATATAAGAGTATTGATCCTAGAATTGTCGATTATCTTATTAATGCCTCTGTAAAAGAGCAAGCGCACCGACATAAAATGGATAGCAATAAATTGAATCTGATTAGAAAAGCTGATAGAAGAGATGGAAGAATGAATTGGTGGGGAATGTTTTTCGCATTTCTAGCTATAGTTGTAATGATAGTTCTTGCTGGTTATGCTCTTTATTTAGACAAACCTTGGTTTGCTGGGATTATGGGTGCTAGTACACTTGTATCCGTAGCATCTATTTTTATTAAAAGTAATGATAATAAAAGCAAACCATATGGTAATACCAAGAAATAATTAAAATTATTAAGACTAAAGTTAGGCGGTAAATTCAATTCTACCGCCTTTTTTGTGCCTGGGCGGATAGTTCAGGCATTTTTTATTTTAATCATAACTAATAAAAAAAGGAATATTATGGAAATGCCAGTACCATGCAGTAAATGCGGAGAATGGGTAGAATTAAATTCTACTCGTGAATCAGAATTGAATAAAGGCAAGATGCTATGTCCTGAATGTTACTCAACCGATGATTCAGTTAAAGATAAAATCGAAGAGATAAAGGATATTCAGCTCATGCTTGACAATAATGACCCGGAAGTTAAAGGAGATCGTCGGGGATGGAAACGTAATATCAATAAATTGAAACAGGAGATTATCGAATTAGGATATGATCCAGAAGAATATTTGTATTAACGTATAAGGAACAGATATGAACATAAAAATAAGCAAGGAGGCGTATGAGAAACTAATCAAAGAAGATTTATACTTTCTCAATGAGCATTGCCCAGATAGCCTAGAATTAGATCACATTAAAGTAATTATTTTTAGTTCTATCGACTGGTATTATCCTGATAAGAACACTTGTACAGCGTTGAAAAGAATAGAGAATAGGCTTAAAGTTGAACTTCAGAAGCAAAAGGACGCAGGTAAGCAATTTCTATCAGATCAGGAAATAGACGGCTTGATTGATAGCATACTGAAAGAAGAATAACTCTCAAAACAAGATAGAAATGAAGCAAAGCAAATTGACTCACGGCTCTCTGTTTAGTGGGATAGAAGGTTTCGGCTTGGGTGCAGCATTTGCTGGAATAAAAACACTCTGGAGCTGCGAATATGAAGAGTATCAAGCAAGTATAATCAAAAAAAAATTTGGAGAAGACCATGGAATCAACAGAGATATTAGAACGTATTCAAATCCAACGTTTGTTGACATCATTAGCGGTGGATTCCCTTGCCAGGACATCAGCGTTGCTGGAAAAGGTGTCGGAATTGTCGGTGAAAGAAGTGGCTTATGGGCTGAGATGTATCGAGTTATACGGGAAGTTAGACCTAGATACATCATCATTGAAAACAGCCCAATGCTCCTTATTCGGGGATTTGAACGAGTCCTATGCAACCTTTCCGAAATCGGGTATGATGCAGAATGGCAATGTTTATCAGGCACCGACTTTGGCATACAACAGGGTCGGGAACGGTTATATTGTATTGCCTACTCCCGTGAAAACAACAGCTCACGGTGCAGCCAGGGATCGGTATTTCGGAAGCCCTACCTATCGGGGCAACATACAAGAATATATCCGGGATGGAGAACAAGACAGTCAATACCCGCACCCCGCTTTGCTGGAAAACATAATGAGCTTCCCGATCGGGTGGACAGAACGGAGTGTATAGGTAATGCAGTACAACCTATCATTGCGCACTATTTATTTGAATGTATTAAAGAATTTGATAGGCAATTAGAGCAAACCGTGGGTGAAAATGAGTAAAACAACAATTTATTATCTATTCCTAGTAGTAATGTATATGCTGCTAGGGTAGATGGAAAGAAAAGATATGGATAAAGATAAATTTATAAGAGCAATAGAAATAAACAATAAAATAGAGGAATACAAAGATCATAAGATGACACTTGAAAATTCTAACATAAAATATGGTGGTGGATTGATATTTACATACAACAGGATGCACAATGATGTACCATTAAAGGAAGAAATTTTTGGTAAAAATTTCTTTCAGTTATATATGTATGCTTTGGATAGTAAGATAAAAGAATTACAAAAAGAGTTTGACGAATTATGATAAAGGAAGAAACCAAACAGACAGCAGAAGAAGCGGCAAGGGGATATTCCAATGATTGCAGAAACAGGCAGCGTCATTGTGAACCGTACTGCATTGTTGACTTTATTTCTGGCGCACAATGGCAGTCAAAGCAATCGCCTTGGATAAGTGTTAAGGAACGGTTGCCGGAAGAAGGACAAAAAGTTTTCGTTTTGACAATGTGTTGTGGTGTTTCACGCATTCTAATTGAAAGGTTTTATAAAACAAATGCTTTTGATAAAGATAATAGATGGATTTTTGGAAATAGTATCGTGTTGGCATGGTTTCCTATTCCGTCTTTCGATGATATACTAGAAGCCAACAGGGATGTACTTGAACGGATTAAACAGAAAGGAGATTGATTATGAAAGTAAAGAACGGAATAATAATAGATGGGGTGCTGCATGAATTAGTATTAATGCGGAATAGTGCACCATGTGACAATTGTAGTCTACAAGAACAATGTAGAACAGATCGTTCCTTGTGTACAGTAATTGCTGGATATTATAACTCTGATGAACGTTTTATTAATCGTGGAGAAGTAACGGATATTAAGATAGATAAGGAGGAATAACTATGGGATTTACAACACCGTGCTTTATTCGCAAGAGTACCTATAAACTTAGAAAGAAATTAGATGAGTTGGGATATAGATTGTTTGGAGCGGAACTTAACAAAGATTTATGTATTTTCACTGGACCCGAATACGGTCTATATAGTATTGAGTTTTTCAGTAATATTCCACATCCTGACGAAACCGATAGTGTTGATTACGGAACGAACGAGGAACTTTTCCTAGCTATCGCTGCATTGAGGGATGATACAGACAAGTACCAATGGTTTACGGATGGGGATAAAT